CCCCTTCAAAAATGTCCTCAAACACAATATATTCCCAGTAATGAAAGTCAATTATATCAATATACCATGATGAGTTCTCCGATTGAAATGTCTCATGAACTTTTATTTAAAACTGAACAATTTGATTTAAAAAATCCAAATAAATGTGATTTAAGTAATAAATTATTTAATAATTACACCAGACATGATGTTAAAAGTTTAACGCTTTAATCCATGTATCGCCCTTTTCTCCATTTTCAGCCCAATGAAGTGGTTGGAGATTAGAGAAATGAAAACATTTTTTTTGTTCTTCATGATTGCTCATATTAAACGCAGCACAGGGTTTGATATGGTCAATAACCCACCAATCGTCATCATATGTTAAATCACCTTTACCATAATTATCCCAAGTCATCCAATCTTCCCATTGGGATTGCAAATGAGTTTTTAATTCTTCTATTGAACAACCAAGTAATACAAGAGCGGAACTGGCTTTACTATTTAGCCTTATGGCGTCATTTAAACGCCCCCTAAGACGACATACTAAACGGAAATTTTCATCATTGTTATATCTATTGGTTCGCGATTTATATATTTTTTCTTTATTATTTTGAAAATATACTTTTTTTTGTTGTAAACGTTTAGCTCTATTCTTTTTATAATTAATTTGGTTTCGGCGACAAACTTCTTCTTTTCCAATTCTTTCACGATTTCTTTTTGCTCCTTCTCTTCTTTTAACGATGTGTTTGTTATAGCTTATCTTTTGTTTTTTATTCATAAATTCCTGATTTCCGCGCCGCCACCTGCCTTTTGGGTTACCTTTTTCATCTTTACCATTTTTTCGCCATGTCCAAGGTTGTAATGTGTTGTCTTGGCTACGACTACGGAATATTTTTCCCCGCAAATAAGTTTTATTAAATTCATATTCAGTGAAATCAGATGCTAAAGGATATTGTTTCCATTCTTCTGGAATTTCCATTTATTAAATTAAAAAATCAAGAATCATTTAATTCAATTTTATACCCTTGAAATTTTAAACTAACTGTTGATGAAATTAAAATTATTTCAACAATCTAAAAATTAAAAAGCTTTTTCCTCAATGAAAGCATATCATCGTCAGGAATTAATGTTTTAGAAAAATTTTCAAACGTTTTTTTATCCTTTATCATTTCAATAATAAAATGAATACAATACATACCACATTCTGATGTTTTATATTGGTGTCTTCTTTTATTTTTAATAAAATCAAACTCCATTCCAAGTCGTTGACCTTGCTTAATAACTTTCTTTGCAAAACGATTTATAAATTTGGATATTCTTTCTCCGTAACTATCAAAATAATAGATCCCTTGTCTTTTAATATTAATAAAAAGAGCTACCCAATGAGAACCCTCTTTATCATGTGGATCAGTATTAAAAACGACGCCAATTTTTTTAATTCCTCGTTTTATGTAATTTTCTAAATTAAATTTACATAATTCTTCCCAAACACATTCTCCATACGAAATATGCTTATCATAATCAATCGGCGATGGACCAATAAACTCAAACGAAGTATCTTTTTTTTCAAATTGTTTCATAACCTTTAATATATCTACACTTGTTAGCCATTCATTTGGTTTTTTTTTCCATTCCTGTGGAGCTTTTGGTGCAAACGTAAAATCTGTTAAATCTTTTTTTAAATTATTTTTCATGAAAGATTGTTTCAACCAACACGCTTCTCTTTTACATGTATTTCTCATATAATATTTCAAACTATTCCATATAACTCTTGGATCATTTGTTAAAATTTTTTCATCGGGATGACGTTTATTCCAAGCATCTCTTATTATTATTAATCCTGTATCTGAATAACAGGTATTGTTTTTCCTTTCTTTTGCTGCAGAACATTTATCATATTTCCACTTTGACGCAGTTCTTCTTTTTTTTCTTCCTCCCCTCATGCTTTTTCTTCTTCTTCTTCTTCTTCTTCTTGTCTTCATATTTATTAGATAGATTTTTATCTATTTGTTTATTTTTTAATTTTTCCGTTTTTAAATTAATATCTCTTTTTATTGGGATAAATATTGGTTTTCTTTTTCTTTTTATATTAAACATTTCTGAGATATTATTGGATGTTTGTTTTTTAAAAAATGATTTGTTTGTTTCTTGCAAATTAAAAAAAGACGCGTTATTGTTTTTTTTAACAACAATGTCTTTATAATCTTCCTGTATGATATCCCTTTTATCCATAAATTTAAAATGTTCTATAGATACCTTAGCCCAGGCATGAAAAGCATCATTAATTTTTGTATTAATCTTTCCTCCTAGAAGCATTTTTCTCGTTAATTCAAAAATCCTTTTTTTATAAAAATCAAGGTCTTCATTGCTAACACAATATAATAATTCTTTTTTATTTTCAGGAACTTTTATTGTATAACACGGATTTGTTAAATATTCTAAATCTATTTTATTTGTTGAAACATCCATGTACTTTTGCAATCTAAAAATTTTAGGTTTTTTACATCTTCTCATATTTTCTCTCTTTAATGGATTTTCAATTCTCAGATGAGTACTTCTTTCTAATGTCTTAAAATAGGACCTTTGTTAATTAGTACTCATCTGAGAATTGAAAATCCATTAAAGAGAGAAAAATCAGATACTAAAAAAACTTAAACATTTTCTTACATTTTTTTAAAAAAATGTTTACGAGCCAAGCGAATAAAGAATTAATTTGGGGACTTTTAAATGAACAAGCAACAATTCCTATACCTATTGAATGGAAAAATTTTTTTGAATCACAAATAAAAAATATTAATAATAATAAGCATCAATACAAAAATATGGTTGAAATGAATAAACATCTTATAGCAATTTGTATGGCTAATTTGGAAAATATACAAAAACCTGACCCTAAAGAAACCTTTTCTAGGAATTTAAAACTAAAACAAGAAGAATTAAAAGAATTACAAAATGGTCCCACCCCCCCTCAAATAGATTTTAGTGATACGTCCAATAAAGCTTTTGGCGACTTAAATCAAATTATGGATAGAACAATGGCAAAAAGACATACTGATTTGAGAAATATAACAAAAAATTATGATAATCAAGATGTAAAACAATGGCTTAATTTAAGTTCAAATGGGGCACCAAAATTAAAAATAGATAATGAAGTAAACATTCAAAAAGAAATAGTTGCTATCGCAAAAAAAAAAGTTAAATTCAATTTGGGTTCTGATATATACGTTAAATTAAACTATATTGAAAATGATACCAATAAAAGCATGGTCTTCAAATTAGATTCTAATTTTCGTTTGGTTACATCAGGAACTTTGGGAGTTTCCACCAATATTGTCTTGCAAGACGCCGAGCTCTTCACAAAAGGTTTTTAATAGAGAACATTTTGAACATCTCCAATCATAAGAATTATTTTCTACACTAGATGAACCTTCATCCCTCCATTCGTGTTTGCAATATTTTGCCAATATAGGTCTTAGATATAATTGTGATTGTTCTTCGTGATTTATCATATTTTTTAAGCATTTAATTCTTTCGTCACTTTTCTTTTTAATTTCTAATAAATTTTCTATTTCTTCGTTTGAAAAAAAAGTCATTTTGATATTATTATTTAATAAAAGATTTTTCAATTTTTTATTAAAGAAATTCAATACCCTTTGGTTTTTTATTTTCACCAAAAATTAAATGTCCAACCAATAATGGTTTTCCCAATTTATAACTTTCTAAATCATAAATTTCATGTTTTATATCATTTGGATCATCCGCATTTTTGCGATAAGCATATTGTGTACCCTTCCATTTTAATGACTTTGCCTTCCATTTCTTTTTTCGTTGATTTAATTGCGCCGTTTTGTCACTTTCCGTTTCCGAAATGGATGGATGATAAGAAAATAAATCGGGATCGGAACCACCAATAGAAAAACAAGTTAATTTTTCTTTACCCCCCACCTTCGCATATAATAAACAATCCATAGAAGATTCCTTTATACATTTTAATAATTGTTTATTAATATTTTCTTTTATCGTTGATATCTCATATAAAGTTTCATCACTTGTTAATGGTGTTTTTTTATCAATCTTACTTACATCATGCAATTTTAATTCAATAGAAAGCTTATCTTCTTTTTTAAATTTTTCTGAAAATGTCATCAAATAAATATATACTTTTACATTTCGTTCATCCTCGGGCAAATTATTATGACTACAAATTCGTCTTGCTCTACCAATAACTTGTTCTGTTCTAACAGGATGCCAATAGGGTTCTGTAATATGAACATGTCTAACATTTTGTAAAGATATACCTTCTGCGCCCGCCGCCGTAATCATGAAAATTTTTATAATCTCACCATGGAAATTATTCGTTCCGTTTTTTGAAAGTTCTTCTACAATGTTGGAAGGAACCTTATTCCATTCGCTGTTGAAAATATTTCTTATGATTTCTTTTTCATCTGAGGTTTCTGTTCCTGTATATAGAACAAAGGACGGCTTTCCCAAATGTTCGGGATTTGCAATATTCCAAACATGCCCATTATTTTCTAATTTAAATTCAAAAAAACCATTTTCTTCAAAAATTAATTTTAATATTCCAATTCCTTCTAGCGTACGAAATTGTGAATAAATGAGATGAGATCCAACATTATTTATATCTAAAATATTTTCAAGCATTCTTAAAAATTTTGGACTATATGTTTTTAATCCATCCTTTGACAAAAAACTACCTGCATTCTTTCGCAATGATGATAATGCACGAGAAATTCTTGCGCTATAACTTCTATCTACTTTTTCTCTCTCTATTTCATCTGCCTCATATTTACCATCTATATCTTCTAATTTATCACTAACCGAAGCATTATCTAATAAATCTTCATCTACACCATCTTCCATAGCTTTCATAGGCAAAGGTCGTGTAACCTCTCTTGGAAAAACAAAATTACAAAATAAGCGTGAAAAAATTCTATACGTAGATCCTGTATCTTTATAAATTCCATCTGTTACATTTCTTTGCATCTTTTTCTTCTTTGCCGACTTTTTTGCTTGATCTCTTTCACTTTGTCTTGCTTCCTCATAAACCCCCAATTGATAAAGACTCATTTCACATTTCTCAATAATTAAATCTGTCTCCGGATTAAAATCCGGTAATAATTTTTCACTTGCACTTCTATAATAAGATGTTAAACCCAAGATTCTTCGTTTAAATAAATTTTCATTTTTTATTTTTCCTCCCGAATCTATGAAACGAGCCTTAAAACTATCCAATTTATCGGGCAAAGCAGAATAATATTCTACCGTTGGCTTTCTAATTGCTATATTGTGTTTTTTAAGAATTTGTGCAACTTTTATTAATAGAGATTTATCATTTATATTTCCTTGTTCATCCAAACTTATACCCTCATATTTACCGCCACGCGTTGCGACAAAACCAAATGGATTTCTTGTTATTAATAAAATTTTTGTTGAAACATTGTATTGAATAAAATCAACCAAATTTAAACCTTCTGTATGAAAAAGGTTATTGAAGAATTTTTGATCAATCTTTTTTTTGGTTTTTACGTCTAATAATAATTTAAATGTTTTTATATTTCCTCTTAACATATTAAACATTATTCCCAATTCATTTGGATAATTAATAATAGGAGTCCCCGTTAAAAAAACTATTCTACATTTTTCTGCTCTTTTTAAATAATCATATAATTTTAAAGATAATGATGTTTTTCTATTTATTTTATTAACTATTCTACTTACAAAATTATGCGCCTCATCTATTATAACTACCCTATTTGAAAAAGGATTTTTCTTTGGATTATTACCTGTAAGAGCCCTTAAATGTTGTTCTCTAAGACCATTGTAATTTATAAATTGGTATTTGGATTGAATCATTCTGTTAATCTGATTATCTAAACTTAACTTTTGTTCATGAGAAAATTCTGAATAATTTGATGGTTTGCGAATATCTACAAACCAAGCACCACCCTGTTTTCTAATAAAACTTGTTGGCAAAGATATCGCACGGGAAATAGCTCCTTCCAATGGACTTTCCGCCTTTATTGGAATAAATTCCCAAAATTGATTGAAACGATATAAGGAATCACCACATTTTTTTAATTCTTCTATATAATTTCTTTTTAAAGACGCGGGTGTCATTATAATAATCCTCTTTGAACTTTTTAAACCTTCTGCAATGGCGATTGAGGAACATGTTTTTCCTGATCCAAGACCATGATATAATAATAAACCACGATAGGGAGTATAATTATTTATATAATCTCTTACAATTTTTTGATGGGTTAAAAGAGAAAAATCTTTAACACCCTTATCGCAAGAAACTGTTGTTTTATCTTTTAAAATATCCGCTCGATACGATCCAAAATGAGAATTTATAAAATTAATAAAATATTCGCGATTATTCATAAAATAAGACGATGATCGTATCAATACTTTCGGACGTCTTTCAGGCAAACGAACCTCCAAAGCTTTATCTTCTATTTCTATTATATCTTCATCTATTTCATTTGACGTATCTGTAATGGTTCCTTTAAAAATAGTTTTTCCTAATTTTATTTTTCCACTCTTTATTTTTTCCTTCTTTTTCCATGGAATTTTTACCGGTGGTGAAATAATTTCTTTGCGTGGAACCGATGGAACAACACTTTTTTTTGATAAACGGGATTTAAAATCCTTTCTATTATAACCACTGTCTCTTTTATCAATTATTTGAATTTTTAAAGGAAGTCTTATCTTTACTCCTTTATGTTTTTTGGGAATTGGCTTTTTTTTTAAATTAGCTAAAACATTTCCATCCATATATAAAGATTATATAGATTAAAACTTAATTAACAAAACTTGTCTAAAGCAATCTTACATGCGGATTGTTCTGCTTTCTTTTTGATTTTATGTTTGCTATCTCCGAAGAAAATAAATATCTTTTGATGTATATCATAATATGATTTTATGTTCTCCAAAGAACCAAAATCCTCATAACTATTTGAATCTTCATGAGATAAATTATGATGCAATTGTCCCATACATAAATAAACTCCCATATGATATCCCTCCTCACTCTCTTCACTTATTTCTTTATATACAGGTGTTGTCTTAAAAATCTTTTGAATTTTTACTTGAAGTATATTTTTATAATTATCATCTGTTTGCAATAATTCCATCCAATTAACGTGTTCTTCAAAAACTCTTTCAACAAAAATTTGTGCCATTTGAAAACCCGGACCTGTGACAAAAAGACTATTAAACCATTTATCTTTATCATAAATTTGAATTTTGTTGAAATCTAAAAATAAAGCGCCAAGAAAAGCTTCAAACAAACATCCCAATTTTTTTAAATTTGTTCTTGTTTTCTTTTCTTCCGCATTTTTTGATATAATATACCATTTGTTCAATCCCATCTCATATGCTAATTTTCCAATTGATTCATTCTTAACCAACGCGATCTTCTTTTCTGTCATAAAACCCTCATTCTCCTTGGGAAATCTTCTATACAAATAATATTTTGTTATCAATTCCAAAACACCATCCCCGAGAAATTCTAATCTTTCATTGGATTTTGTTGAAAGGGGCAAACAATCATCCGGTTTTTCTTCTATAATTATATTATTTTCCATATTCTCTAAATGCGGACGTTTGACATATGATTTATGAATAAATGCTCGTCTATATAATTGAAAATTAAAAATTTTCGTATTTATTCCATATTTTTTTAATATAAATTCAATATCCTTCTTCGTTATCTCCTTATTTAAAGAATTATACGGGTTAAAAACTAAATCCTCGTTTTCTCTTTGTATATCATCATCATGTTGAATAAGTTTCTCCATTATTTTAATACTATTACTATATTTAATATCATTTAAATATATCAATTTATTTTTGATAATGATTATCAAAGTTGATTGTCGTGAAAAAAAACTATTGAAATGCATGGAAGAATATGAAATAAAAGACATAACGGTTGAAAAAAAGCCTTTGGAACTGGGAGATATTATTATATGTGATGACCAAAATAACGAATGCATTATTATAGAGCGGAAAACTCTTAGAGATTTAGGTTCCAGTATATTGGATGGAAGATATCTAGAACAATCTTTTCGGTTGAAAGAATGTTCATGTCCAAATATATATTATTTTATTGAGGGGGATATTGAAACATTTAAAGAAAGTCACGGAATTACAAAAAAAATGTTGCGTTCGGCCATATTTAGTTTAAGTTTTTATAAGGGATTTTCGGTACTAAGAACCAATAATGTCAAAGAAAGTGCCGAATTTATATTTTGCGCGTGTAAAAAATTAATGAACGGGGAAAAAGTTACAAAAAATTATGCCGATGTTGTCAAAAGAAGCAAGAAAAGCAATATAACAAAAGATAATATTGGTGAAATTATGCTTTCACAAATACCTAAGATAAGTTCGGCAACTGCCAAAGTTTTAATGAATGAATATAAAACATTTCCACAACTTATTGCTGCAATTTCTGAAAACGACGAAACGTTAAAAAATCTTAAAATTATCAATAAAAAGGGAAAAGCAAGAAAAGTGAATAAAACAGCGATTCAAAATTTAATTCAATTCTTATCTTGATAGTGCTCTCCATTTTTTGAGTTGAATATAATCTGCACCTGATGTTTTTAGTGTCACCGGTTTTCTTCGGATGACTACATCTTTTTTATAACTACCAGCCGATAATTTTCCTTTTGTTGCTTGAAAACCACCAGTATTCATGAATCTTAATTGTGATCTCAATCTTGATCTATTTGAAGAAAATACAGCATTTCTTCCCATTTTTTGTGTTTTCACATTTTTAAATAATTCGGGAATATGACGAATACTTATCCAATTATATGTTTGCCATGCATAAGTAGTTGGCGTTACGGGTATGCCCTGTTCAGTGTTTACGAGAGATCCTCTAAACATGTCCGCCATATTGGTCACCTGAGAAGTATCCCACGCCCTCAGGTTCTGATTAAACGCCGCTGCGTCCCTGAACATGCGAGCCATCAAGGTGACATTGCCCGTATCCCATCCGCCGATGTCCTGATTAAACGCCTCCGCCTCCCGGAACATGGAAGTCATATTGGTGACATCGCCCGTATCCCATCTACCGATGTCCTGATTAAACTGACGCGTTTTATAGAACATGCCCTCCATATTGATGGCGATGCCCGTATCCCATCCGCCGATGTCCCATCCGCCGATGTCCTGGTTAAACGCCGCTGCTTGCCCGAACATGCCACCCATGTCTGTAACCTTTGATACATCCCATCCACCGATGTCCTGATTAAACTGATCCGCTAAATAGAACATGCCACGCATACTAGTTACCGAAGATGTATCCCACTTACCGATATCATCGTTGAATTTCGTACCGTACCTGCTGTAAAATAAAAACGACATATCATTAACATTAGATGTATCCCATTCATTGATATCACCATATGTCCCAGTACCCTGCCCGGCGGGGACCGACATGGAGGAGTTGATGGTACCTCCAATCCAACCATCCACAGCAGCTTTCAATTCGGACCTATCATTCGGACTAAAACCCATTATATATATTATCAACTTTTTAAAAAAAGCTTTTTTTTTAAAAGTTGAATTTCCGTGTTTTTTTGCGCCTTCTTCTTCGTGTTCTTCTTCGAGTTCTTCTTCGCGTTCTTCTTTTTTTGCGCCGCCTTTTTCTCGTTCTTCTAAATTACTTTTATTGATACCATTTATAACTAGCTTTCTGCATGTATTTTAGAGGATTCTGTACGTTATCTACCGATGCAGTAAGTTCAAACGGATACATTTTATCTGTACCTAATGACCCTCCATCATTAATTTTATACCACTCATTATTGTAGGTTCCCATGGTCTGATGTGCCCAGAGACTGTGCCACCCCCCCACATCCCGCTGCCTCTGGTCCTCCGCATTTTTCACTATCACATTGATCCAGAACGGCACCTCACCCGCGGGTACGATCTTTGTTGGGAAAAGTGTATTATTTAATATTTCTGCCTTCACATACCCCTCGTTATTTTTTTTATCTTTAAAATTAATCTCAAATGTAAGATCTTGAATCTCTACAGAAGTAGTATAGCTTGCTCTCCAATATTTATCAGAAACCTCTACTACCTCGTTTTGATTATCGTTGGCGATATTGTTTCCTTCTATTTTAACGGTAAGGTCCTTCATTGTGTTATTACAATTAATATCAAAAGTAAGTGCTTTCATCGCCCTTACAAATACAGAAGGGCTGATATCCATTTTTGAACGCATACTCACAACATTTAAAATGCATCCCGTGCCCGGAAATTTATCCCAGTCCTCGCCGTAAGAGCTCCACAGCGCATCAGCGAGATTCCAATTATCATTTTTCGTTGGAAAAATTTTATTGATAAACCATCTTCGTCTGGTCTGTATCTGTAGGCGCGCCAGCGCTTCCCTGTAGTTATGCCACGCCGTGCGGGTAATCCTGTATTCCCGGTCACCGTTCGTGTAGAGGTAGGTGTCAGGGTCATTGTCCGAAACAATTCTCCACTCCTCGCCAAGATTTAAGCTGCTGACGTCTCCTTTTTCAGCCCACACCGCACCAGAGGCGGCGGCGAACGACGCATCCACAACGTTAGTTGCTAACGCCGTGTTTTCTAACATATATCTGAACCCCGAGGAGCCCGACCTTACCTTAGTGATATCCCACTTATAAATGTCACCACTAAAATTAATCGCATTTTGAAACATTCCATACATCTCAGTTACCGAAGATGTATCCCATCTACTAATGTCCCCATTAAAAATTTCCGCTCCTTTAAACATATTTTTCATGTTAGTTACACCAGAAGTATCCCACCTACTAATGTCCCCATTAAAAGCTTTCGCCCCGGAAAACATGTCTCTCATGCTACCTACACTAGAAGTATCCCACCTACTAATGTCCCCATTAAAAGCTTTCGCATCGCAAAACATAAAGCTTGCCTTCTCCACCTTAGAAGTATCCCACCTACTAATGTCCCCATTAAAAGAATGGGCTCCATAAAACATTTCTTCCATGTCAGTTACACTAGAAGTATCCCACCTACTAATGTCCCCATTAAAAGACTCGGCCCCACGAAACATATCCCCCATCCTCGTCACCTTAGAAGTATCCCACCTACTAATGTCCCCATTAAAAGAATGGGCTCCATTAAACATTCCTTCCACCCTCTCTATCGTGGAAGTATCCCAATTACTAATGTTCCCATTAAAAGCTACGCAGTCTTTAAACAAATCGATTATATTTTTCACCCCCACAATATTCCAACTAAGATCCTGATTAAAAACATGGCATCCCCAAAACATACCCTGTATTTTTCCACATTTCGACAAATCCCAATTACTAATGTTTCCATTAAATTTTCTACAGTCCCGAAACATTGCCGTCATCTCCGGCCCACCCGAAAAATCCCAGCCATTAAGATCTTGATTGAATTCGGTGCAACCTTGAAACGCCTGTCTTAAGCCCTCGAATCTTGTAAGTTTAGAAGTATTCCACGCAGTGTATGTTTCATCATTTACAGTAACTTCTTTGGTGTTAATATTTATATCGAATTTTCTACAATCATTAAAGCACATATACAACCACTCAAGACTAGAAGTATTCCAATTACTAATGTCTCCATTAAAAACTTCGCACCTTTTGAACATGTTGTCCATTCTATATACCTTTTTTGTATCCCATGCAGTGTATGTTTTACCATTTACAATAACTTGTTTGGTGTTCAAATCTTGATTAAAAGCCTTGCAGTCATTAAACATACCACTAAAAAGGGTCGCGGAAGATGTATTCCAATTATCGATAGGTTTATTAAAAACCTCGCACTCATAAAACATCTCCTTCATATTATTTACCAAAGATGTATCCCATGCAGTGTATGTTTCACCATTTACAGTAACTTCTTTTGTGTTCAAATCTTGATTAAGAGCCTTGCATTTATAAAACATTCGATACATATTAGTTACCGAAGATGTATCCCAATTACCGATATCATCGTTGAATTCTTCTTGCCCACTAAATAACGATGACATATCGGTAATGTTTGATACATCCCAATTATTGATATGACCATACCGACCATCACCCTTACCATTTGGGACGTCTGTAGTTTCACCAATGGTTCCATCAATCCACCCATTCACAGCGTTTTGCAAGTCATTTTTATTATCAGGGGTAAAAACCATTATATTATATAAATATTTTATTTTCTTCTTTTTTTGCGTCTTTTACGAGTTTTTCCTCGCCTTCTTTTTTTTCGTCTTTTTCTTGTTGGTCTTCTAAATCTGCGCCGCTTTTTTCTACTTTTTTTCTTTGTTGGAAAATTATCTCTGATAAATTGTAATATTGAATGTTCTTCTCTCGGACCATGGTATTCTTTTACTTTTTTACGATTTTTTATGACAGCCAATGTAGGGAATCCCAAAATATTTAAATCATTATGCATTAATCTTCCAATTTCACTGGTTGAATCACTATCTATCTCCGCTAAAACGACATTTGTATGAACCTTTGGTTTCATTCTTTCCCATTTTGGACGCAGTTCTTCACAATGACCACAACCATCCATATGAAACATTGCAAAACATGGTTTGTTACGTTGGATAATTTCCCTATGAAAACGACCAAGTCCATTTCTTTTTTCTACCTTAATAATCATATATAATACTTTTAGAAAAAAGTTTTAGTATTATATATATAATGAAGACAGCTGTTATTGCATTGGCATTTTTCGTTGGGTTCTTATTTTGTTTAAAATATAGACATAGAGACCTAGTTGAAGGTTTTGAAAAGGACATTTATTATCCTGAAAAGGACGAAGAAAATACAAATTGTCCAAATCTTTTGGTAAAAAGAGGAAAGGAAATATTTTTATTAAATAAAAGAAAAGCTATTATTCCCGGTGTAAATCCAATTCGTTTTGATAATTTAGAACAATACGCGGAATATTTAAAATGGCAAAGAAGGGTTGGGATTAAATGTCCTGTATTATTTTTTGAAGAAGCTTATAACGCTCAAAATAAAAAAATATGGCGTTTTGCCGACGATCCATTTGACACTAAAGGGGGGTTGCAGCCTAAGGACGTAATGGGAGGAATGGGCGACAGTCAAATTGGAAAATTATTAGATGCTGCCATAGATACAAATCCACCATATAATAAAGGAGGATATGCCGGCTTTGACCCCGAAAATCAGAATATTGGAAAATTCACACCTTTAGACAAAATATATCACTCGCCTGATGAATTTAGCAATAATCCAATGGATACAAATTGGGGTGGAAGTGGTATACCTACCGGTGGAGATACCGTCAATAGAATACTTTCACCCGATGAATATAGCAAAAATTCTATGGATCAGAATTGGGATGGAAGAATCAGAAGCGGTAATGAAGGTGTTAAAAGTACATATGGAACGCGTGGAAATCAAAAATGGGTTTCATACCAATATTAGAGCCATCCACTTTTTTTTTCTAAATTTACTCTATCAATTGCATCACCTATGTGTTTGAAAGCTTTTAATTGATGTCCTATTGTTACCAATTTGTGAGGTTTACAGTCTCGGCAAGAAGCTTCGTTTAAAAGCAATAATTCTTCTAATACAATATTATCTTTAAAATCTTCCAATTGTTCTCTTAATTTACCGGTATCTTGTGGCAATTGCAACATTTTATTCAATAAATTTTTGCTATTTTCCAATCTTTGCATAATTTTATCGTGGTCTAATCCAACACGGCCGCCATCTTTTCCACCCTTAATTCTATCCGCAACTTCGTCACCATCATCTGCATTTACCATTCCTTCCACAAATTTATAATTAAAAGAAATTGTTTTACAAATTAAATAAATTATAAAACAGACAAAAACCGCAAAGCCAAGAAATTTAAAAAAATCTGTTCCACCTCCTAATAGTTGATCGATGATTTCCATTTATATTATAGTTTTAGAAAAACTATTTCTAAAACTATCCTATATGAGAGAGTTTCTTGCCAATATGATCTATTATCTTCATTTGATTGTATTTGTACCTGTTTTATTAACATTTTTTTATAAAAGTGGACCTTGGTTAAAATATAATTTAATTTTTATTCCTCTTATTCTTATGGATTGGCACGATCAAGATGATCAATGCGCATTAACAAGCATTGAAGCCAAATTGAGAGGAACTTGGAAACCCGGCGGTGCTGAATCCAATGAAGACGCCCCTGCGTTTTTCCAACCCCTTCTAAACAAACTTCTCAAACCATTTAATGTACAAGTTGACCGAAATCTCGCTGGAAAAATTAATATGATGATGTTTTTGTTTGCGTTTTTTGTAAGTTTTATACGATTTATGCGTTTTAAAAAATATTCACTTATGCCTGAAAGTTTTATTGGACAACAATATATAAAATTTTTATACCTATTTACTTTTCTATATGTCATTAATATCTTTTACAAAGGAGGTTAGTTCTTTTAATTATTCAATCGCTGTCGGGAACTGCAATTATTTCGGCACGAGCACGATTTTTTGCAGATTGTTTGGCAAGTTTTGCTTTGACTAGGATCTTTCGTTTGGAAATCCTTGTTGCGCCTCGTTCCATCTTGGCAGCTTCCGCCAACTTTTTTTTCGCCGCCCGTTCAGCGTCTTTCCATTCTTTTGTTTTAAGTTTTTGAACTGCCCGTTGACTTTCACGCTTTGCTTTTTTTTCTGCTTTAATACGTTTTTTTTCGGAAGCCTTTTTATTAGCAATAAGTGCTTTGAGTTCAGTGCTATTTAAATTTGGATCAAATGATTCGCATAATGATATAATTTTTTCCTGAAGTTTTGCACAAAGTTTCTTTTCTTTAGCTGCTTCACGTTCCGCCTTTTTAGCCGCCTTGATCTTTGCCCTCTCCTCTGCTTTGGCAGCTTTGGCAGCTTCCTTCTCGGCAAGCTTCTTCGCCTTGGCAACTTCCTTCTCGGCAAGCTTCTTCGCCTTGGCAGCTTCCTTCTCGGCAAGCTTCTTCGCCTTGGAAGCTTCCTTCTCGGCGAGTTTGGTAATTTTAATCCTATTTTTTGCCGCCTTCATACATTCTTTCATTATCAATTTCCAAAGATTATTATTTCTTCCACATGGACAAGCGTGTTTTTTTTTGTGTTCACATTTGATGTGTGGTTTTCTGTTTTTTGGTTCTTCAATTTTAAGACACTCTAGTGCCTCGCTTGCATTAAATCCATATTTAACCGAAAGAAATGCAACGACTTCCTGAATTGATTGGACTACCGTAGACATGGTTATTTTTATATGAATTGGGTAAACGGTTTCAATTTTTTTAACAATTTAAATTTTTTGTAAAAATTTTTATATTTTTTTCTTTTATAATGAATGTAAATGAAATTAAACTTGTTGTGAAGAAAGCATTGCTTTCAGAAAATTTTTTGATAAAAATGGCCGCTTTGGTAATTCTTTTGTTATTATTGAAGCGTGCCATAATTGGTTATAATGATATAATGGAATTTAATACTGGCGTAGAAGTTTTTTCCGCCAAAGGCTTGTTAGAATATATGAACAATAATTTAAGAAAAAAAACTTCTGAATATGAGGGTAGATTGCTCAATGTTTCTCGCGATGAAATCACATTGTTTGGAAATCAAGGGCAAGCAAAATTTGAAATTACCGGCCAAATAGAGGCGGGGGGCGTATTAACTATTTCTATGAACAGCGGCGATCCTGACGGGAATGGACAAGGATACAATTATAGTTGGAAAACATCAGATAATGGTTTAAATTGGACCGGAGACGAAACGGGGACTCAATACACTATTAATAATAATGATAAATTAATCAAAATTGATATTGATTATACCGACAATGAAGGACATGAGGAATCTTTATCTTTAATTTTAATAAATCTTTTTGATTGGAAAAACGCAAATAATGACATATATGAAAATATAGATTGGTTAAGAGTTGACTACAATTCTCTTGATGATAATACTAAGAAAAATATTGATTGGGAACGATGTTGTATAGATGAAAGCGATAGCGCGTTGACCACATCATTTAATTCAAGCATTGAGAACAACCAGACCGGAAATATTTCCTTCGCCACTACACACAATCATACCGCAACCTTTGATCATGATATTGGGAAAACCTTGGGGGCGGGGATAAGTACGTCCACAAATATGGGTGTGAACGCCGACGCGAACAGCACCCCCGATTACAATGTTTATGCGAATGCTAATTTGGAGATAAACGAAATGACCTTGAAACAGGTTACAAGTAAAGATAGCATTTTGGGTACAGCAAAATTATCAGAATCTATAGTGAATGATACCGAGTCAGGTCCCATCAGTAATATAACCAACAGCCAAACCATAACAGGTTTCGGCAACAGCGTCACTGTAAAACCAAATGAGGAGAGCAAATTCGAGGTGAAGATTTTGCAAGACGAGGGCGGTGCGGTTGTTTCGGACGTGCCCAACGCCGATGGCTCGGCACACGCAAACATCTCGTCCAAGACCACTATAGAAACCACCAGCACGGATACGGCGAGGGCCACCATGTCCACCTATGGTCCGCGTGATACAGGAAAGGGTATTTATGTGATTAAGCGGGTTGGTTCAGAATTGGAAGTTGTTGAGGTTGTTGATGATCCTGATATACCTATCACAAACGGGCCATACTATCAATGGCAATCATCAGTGGATGAGGTAAATTGGGAAAACGTTGGAAATAACTTAACTTATACAATAACCGACGAAAACAAAGCCATTAGATGTATTATTACATATAATGATAAATATTTTGTTACAAACATAATTACAAAAAATACAAAAAACCTCAACTAAACAACACTAGATAGGTGTGATACAGATATAATGTTAAAAAACGGCTTTCGCCGAAAGTTTTTTAAATTTTTAGAATTTTTTTCCACGCCTCTGACGAGCACTTTGCCGAAGTGCTTTTCGCCCATCTGCGCTAATCACAACATTGTAGTTTGTAGTTTCACGCCATTTCCTTTTTAGTTTTTGCAACTCGCCCGAAGTGGTCATTTCGCGGAGCGCTTGGTTTATTTTTCCCCAGTTTTTAGGATTAGGTTGAAGATATTTTTTTATATCGGGGAGAGAAGTCCATTCCCCATTTTTACTCTTAATTGCCTCCATTACCTTGGTCTCCCATTTTGGCGGCATTCTGTTGGCTTTTTTAGCGGTTGTAACTTTGCGCGTGGCTCTCTTCTTCTCCATGGGTGGAACCGGGTTATTTGGGCAAGCCGCCGCACAGGGGCGACCACGATGGCCACACTGATGCGGGAATTGGCAGCCCAATTCAAGCTGCGCCTCGTCGTCGGAATCCGGCAGCGGTGTGCGGCACGCGACGGCGAAACGCGACTCACTATGCAGGTAGAACATCAGCGGCTCTTGGAAAGGGGCGCGTGCCATGCGGGCGCGGCGTCGCTGCTCGCGTTCCTCACTCCGAGCCGTGACCGTGGGCGCGAGTGGGTGGGTATCATCGCGGTGGATTTCTTCCGTCTGAATGCGTGTGATTTGTGATATCATGGTTTGTAACGGTTTGTGTGCCGGAATTAAAAACAGAAAGGGAAGTTCAATTTTTTGGGGGCGGCGCTTTTGAAAATCAAATAAAAAAAAAACGACACAAGCCGTTTTTTTTTGGTTTTTCGTTTTTTTTATTTTTTTTGTATTTTCAGTTTTTAATTAGCGCTGCTGGGTAAGGCGGGGGTGACCGAAGTGATCCGTAACGGTGTTCAGGAAGCGTTCTTCGGCGCGCGCGTTACCGCCGCGTTCCTGAATATTGTGGATGCCGCGAATGAGCGCGCCGTAGTCAATATGATCATCCGGAGTATGCCAGCGGTTATACTCTTCGCTCATCTTATACTCGGCGTCTAGCTCGGCAGCCCACGCCTCCGCTTCAACGGTCGTGAGTGGGCATGAGGGGTATGGGCGCTCAGCTTCGCGAGCGACTATAGCATCCATTGTGGCACGCAGGCGGCGTTGCCCGGCCGTTTGGAGCGCGGCACTACCGGACTCGCGGACGGCGACGTGCGTCTCCGCCACGAATGTGGAGTCCTGTGGGTCAGCTTCCTTGAAGGGCGCACCATCTGCCACCACGAACCCCTCGTCGGCGCTGTAACCACACAGGCCCGCTTCAAATTGGAAGCGCCGAGTGCCGATGTTGGTGATCTGAGCATTGGAGAATGTAGTCATGGTAGTTATGTGTTTATTTGTATAAAAAACAGAAAATGATTTCAATTTTTTTTCTATTTTTAAAACCGGATTACCGGTCACTTAAAACGTCTAGCTTAAACGGCTAACCTGCTTAACGGCTAACCTGCTTAACGGCTAACCCACTG